ATTCTCTATCGGTCATTTTTCTTCCTTTTCATCGGGCCAGCTTGCCGTGACGAGCGAGGGCAAACGGTCGATCCATTTCTTGGCCACGCTGTCGATATCGAAGCGTTTCTTCAGTTGCGCCTGCGGAACGAGAATGAACATGACGACGGTTGTTAAACCGCGTCCGGTCTTTTTCGCTCGGTCGCTGGCAACGCGCGCTTTTCCTTTGCTGGTGACGCGGAAATCGTCTGCGACCAGCAATCCCACGCGACGCGCGCCCTGGGGCGGGACGTAGCGCAATGGAATGCCAGCCTCGGCAAAATCGGCGGGCGTGATTTTCTTATTCTGGCGGCGCGTAACGTAAGGGGTCGGTATCGCCAGGAATCGTCCTTGTTTGCTGCGGATAGTCACGCCATAAGCAAAAGCGCCGATGATCTGCGGCGCTTTTGTATAGATGAAACCAGCAGCGTTGATGCTCATGCCGCCCTTGGGATAAAGATCGCCGCGCCAGCTTTTGGCGAGGCGCTCTCCAAGGCCAGCACCCGTGACTTGACCGCGCAATTCGTTCTTCAAACCATCCGTGGCTTGCCGCACACCGCCGCTGACGGCTTTTTCTGCGGCTTTGACTTCGGCTGCCATCATGGCTTTCAAATTGCCTTGAATGGCGGCTTGCAGTCTCATGCGGGCCTCACGTCGAGCGTCCATACAAGGCGCTCACGATCTGATTTGGGTTCGGATTGCACGATGTAGGTGGCGCCGTTGAAAACGATCTGGTCGCCCATGGCAGGTTCGGGGACTTCCAGGCTGCGCACGTCGAACAGCGTTGTGGAAACGTGCAATTGCGCGTCGCCGAATCCCACCACCGTATCCGGCTGCTTTTGAATCACCCGCACCGGATAGGGTGTGGATGTGCCAGATGCCAGATAGGTGGCGGGCTTGCTCAATACGGGATCCGTAAAGAGCTGGTCGATCATGCCGGAGAAAGCCATGATTTACGTCCGCTTGGCTTTGATCAACACTTTCGGGCGGGTGCAGATCGGCAGCGGGTTCGACTGCGTGTGCAGCTTGACCCAGCGACCGAAATCTTGATCCACGGCCTGTTTCGCATAGCGCGGCAGGCCGAGGGTGTTCACTGTTTCCACGAAATCGGCGGGCGCGTTGTATTGGCGGAACAGCCCAGGCACGCCGACGGGGAAGAAATGCGCCTTGTTGGCATCGGTGTAATCCACCGTACCAACCTTGCCGCGATATTCCTCGAAGATGATGCCGGCATATTCGAAGGAACCACGGGCCTGACCCTGGCGCAGGAACAGACCGTCAAGATAACGGTCATAGGCGGTCTTGATTTCCTTGTGGGTAATCAGGTCATCGAAGAAGGCCGCGCCGCAGAACGCATGGATGTGATCATACGGCTGCGCGCCCAGCTCATCCTCGATCTTGCGCCGGATGTCGTGGCATTTCTTCTTGAGAACACCATCGGTGGGCGACGCATTGTCGAGATCAAAATCGAACTCGGTATGGGCCGTCACGCCAAATTCGCTGAACAGATCGTAAAGAACAGTCGATCCGTCCGCATCGAGGATTTGCCCTTTGATGGCGCCAACACGCAGATGCTCTAGGGTGGCGTCGTGCTTGCGCGCCATTTCCGCCAGACGGAATTGCACCGTCTGCTGGATGCCTTCGAGCTGGCTTTCGGAGCCGAAGGCGCGAAGGTTCTGGATTTCATCCGCGAGGATGGTGTCTTCCAGGGCTACATGCGGCACGATGAACGAACGCGCCTTGCGCTTGTTCGTCGTGTTCTGCGCCGCAGGGGAACCGCGCGAAGTCGTCTCGATCAGGTTGAGACTGCCTTCGCGTTCCTCGATCATGACCGAGGTGGTGACGATGCCCGTCTCGTCGAACAGGCCGAGCTGTCCGATCCGTCCAGGCACGAAAGGCACCTTGTTGATGGCGTCTGTCAGGGAAATGACGGAAAACGCCGAGTTGCTGAAAATATCGAGAGCAGGCATGGGTATTGTCCTTTCAGGGTTGAATGGCGCAAAGAAAAACCCCCGCCTGGAAATCAGGCGGGGGTTCTCTTCGGGCCGTGGAGGGTTAGCGGGCGATGATGTCGTGGGCTTTCAGTTGCGCGAGGCCAGCAGCTTTCTGGGTTGCGTCGGCTGCATCGAACCAGACCAGTTCCGCCGCGTTGACTTCGGCATGGCGGGCAATGATCACGCCTTCCGCATCGGCAGCCGTGGCATCCACGGCGGCATACAGAATGGCCACGGCGGTTTGCGAACCGTCCGTGTTGGCGGGATCATATTCCTTGTATTTGCCGGAGCCAGCCGCGACCGTGATCGTGAAGCGGTCGCCCGCCGCAAAATCGGTCGTGCCATCGGCGATGGTAAAGACGACAGGGCCGGAGAAAGCCGTGCCGACCACCGCGCGTCCGACGATCACGCCGTCAGGGTCTTCCACCTCGAACGTGCCGCCATTGGCAGCCGCCTCGATGCAGATGGCCTGATAGACGCCAGCCTTGGCGGTCGCGCCCGCCGAGACGGTGCCGATCGTGCCGTTGCCGGTGTTGCCGGAGACGGCAGCGCCCGTCGCGGTGCCGACGGCAACCTTGCCCAGCACATGACCAGGCTTGAGGTTTTGGCCAGCAAGCACGGTCACGGTTTCGCGCGACAGGCTGCCATTGGCTTCCGTCACGATGAATTCGCCCGTATGTTGTCCTTCGGTAAGTTCAGGCATGGTTAGTTTCCTTTCTTATTGCGGGACGCATAGATCGCCGCCGTGTCGATCTTGGGTTCCGCGTTGGTGGGATTGGTATTGGCGGGGATTTGACCAGCGATCGCTGTCGCATCCGCTTGCGCGGCGCGGGCATCGAGCAATGCCTTACGCACCTCGGCGGTCGGAACCGCTTTGGTGATGAAGGCGGTGGCTTTGTCCGGCGCGCCCGCGAGCTGGCACAGCTCGGTGACTTCCGCGACATAGGCCAGGACTTCGGCTTTCGCTTCTTCCTTGAGATCGGCTTTGAGGGCCGCAAGGTCGGGCAAGGATTCCATGTCGGGATCCATGTCCAGGGCGGGTTGAGTGTTTTCCGTCATGGGTGTTTCCTTTCTTTCCATTTGTCGGATCGTTGAGTTGGGTGGGCGGGCGATCTTTTTCGTGAGATCGGACAAGGCGTCGCCCATCGTCCCGATCCGGTCGGCAAGCCCCACAGCCACCGACTGGTCGCCGAAATAGAGAGCCGCCTGCGTCGCCTTGACGGCGGCGAGTTCAAGGCCGCGCATCCGCGCGACCGATTCCGTGAAGAGCGCATAGACGCGATCCACCTCTGCTTGCAGCCCAGCGCGGGCGGGATCGCTTAAGGGTTCATGCGGCGAGAGATCGTTCTTATGATCGCCCGCGAAAATCGCGGTATATTTCAAGCCTGCGTCGGCCTCAGCCACGCTCTGGTCGAGATGCACGGCAATGACGCCGATGGAGCCGACGCCGCCCGTGCGGGAAAGATAAATGCGATCCGCCGCCGCAGCGATGGCATAGGCTGCGGAAAACGCATCGTCGTTGGCGACAGCCCAGATCGGCTTGAGCTTGCGCGCCGCGAAAATCTTGTCGGCCAGATCGAACACGCCGCCTGCTTCGCCGCCAGGGCTGTCGATATCGAGCAGAATGCCTTTGACGGCATTGTCGGCCAACGCCGCATCCAGCCGCTCCGCGATCAGGCCGTAGCTCGTCAATCCGCTTTGCGCTTCAAGGCCGACCGTCCGGCGCACCAGCGTGCCGACGATGGGGATGACGGCAATGCCGTTGCTGATTTCGTAATCGCGCGTGACAGGTTTTGCGGCAAATGGCAGAGCCTCACCGCGCAGGCGCGGCGCCAGCACGCCCAGGATGGTGTCCAGCTTGGCGCGCGCGATCAAAAGGGGCGTGTCGAACACACGCCCCGCAATGTTTGGCAAAAGGGTCATGGGGTTTCTTCTTCCGTTTTTTCCGGTGGTTGGGGTTTGTCGTCGTCCTGGGGCGGTTCCGCCGCTGGTACGGGCTGCTGTTCCGGTTTGCCAAGGCGGATGCCCAGCGCCTCCGCCCGTTGCTGATCGGCGGCGATGCGGCGATAGGTTTCGTCGACGTCGTATCCTTCGGCTTCGATGATGTCGGACGGCGCTTTCCAGCCGCATTCCTGTGCGATCTTTTCGGCCTGACGGTCTTTGAGCGGATCGACCCATTCCCATTTCGGCGTGATCCATTTAACTGCCGTGTATGTGGCGGGATCGCTGGCATAGCCAGGAAAATTCAGCGCGCCGTACAACACGGCAGTTTCGATCCAGCGTTTCCAGATCGGGCGGCAGAGCTGGTAAATCAGCGTCGCGTGCTGGAATTGATCCATACGGCGGCGGAATTCCACCGTGCCAGCGCGGATGCTGGAATAATTCGCGGCTTTCAAATCGCCGGTGACGTTTGTGTACGGCACGCCCAGCGCCGCCGCGATGGCAAGCAGCGTGCGATACTGGAACATTTCATAGGAGCCGCCCAC